GGGAAATAGCAACAATGTACTCCGTACAGATGGATATATTTACGCGGGGTGAAGTTGAAGATTTATACAAAGAAATATTAGATTTGATGGTTAGCGCGGGGTGGTACCGAATATATGCCATGGAGCTATATGAACCCGATACCAAACTAAAACATAAAATTATAAGGTTTCAATACGCAGAGGAACATTCGTGAATGGGTGTTCTTTTTTTTATGTAAAAATTTAAGGAGGTAATAAAATGGCAACATTTGGAATAGAAAAGGCATACGTGGCAAAGCAGACCCAGGATGATGCAAGCGGGCTTGTATATACAGTGCCACAATATTACAAGCATGTCCAGGAGTTGAGTAGTAAGCCAAAAGTAAATGACGACCAGGCATATGCGGAGAATAGGCAGATTGACCAGGCCACTACGTTCGCAAACAGTGACATTGCAATAAAAAGATACTATATGTCGGCACAGGAGCAGGCATTTCTTTTGGGGAGTGACCTCTCTGGAGACGGCGGAGTAATATCCAGTGCAGGAGATGAAGCTCCATATATTGCGATATTATATAAGGCACCATTAAGAGGTGCTGGAAGTAATGCATATAGGTATGGTGTGTTTTACAAGATTATGTTTACACCGCCCGATAGTGACATGAAGGGACTTGAGGGAAAACCAGATTTGAGCCAGGTGCCAGAGTTAAGCGGTTCGGCACAAAGTACGGAATGGAGTTATAAAGTGGGCAATAAGGAGAAACATCCATGGGAATACCATATAGATACCACAGATAATTTGGATGATAGCTTTTTCAATGTGGTTCCAGTTCCTACCCTCGCGGCATCAACTGAATTGGCTCTTTCGTCTTCTAACCCCGAAAATAATGCTACAGATGTAGCGGCTACTATACACCCAGCACTTACGTTTAACAATGTCCTATTGGAGTACAACACTGTGCTTGTAAATATGACTGATGGGAGCATTGTAAACTGTACGGCATCTCTGGACGATAGCAAGAAAATCGTAACTATAGTTCCTGGTGCATCTTTAGTGGCAGGGGAAGTTTACAATCTTATTCTTGCAAATATTATGGATTTGTACGGGAATAGGCTTCCAGTACAATCCATTAAATTTACTGTTACAACTGCACAATAGGAGGGCTTTTATAAGCTCTCTTATTTATTTTTAAAGGAGGATGATTGATTTGGAAGGTAAAGACTTAAAAAACGAGGGTGTTGAAATTGTATTGGATAAGAAAAGGTATTTGATTTATGATATGAACGCCTATTGTATATTTGAGGATAAATATGGAAGCGTTACAGACGCATTTAAGGCGTTTGAGACTGGGAGCATACACAAAGTAAGGTGGCTTCTATGGGTTGGACTACAGCATAATTTTAAGGAGACAGGTGAAAGCCTTACGGAGGAAGATATAGGAAGCTACATTGATACTCCGCAAAAAATGAACGAAGCACATAGTCTGATTAGCGTGGCATTATTTGGCTCCGCTCCAGAAAGTGACGGCAAACAGAAAACGCCCAGCAAAAGCGGAGGACAACAAACTTCCGTGGGCAAGACTGATGAATATAAGTAAACTTCTGGGGATGAATGAGAAAGAATTCTGGAACTGTACTTTTAGAAAATTGATGCTTTTGTGGGATGATTACAGGAAATTGAACGGTTTTGAAGATGCGAAAGAGGAGAGAAAGGTCTATGTAAATGACATTTTCTGACATGGAAAATAACCCCTCAATTTGGTATCATAGAGATATATAGGGAGGGATTTATTTTATGAAAAAAAGATTAATTATTGAAATTGTGTGTGGCATTATAATTTTTGTTGTTGGTTACTTCGTGGGAGATGCATCTGCCGTAAAGAGAGTTAATACAGCAGTGGACAATAAAGTTTCGCAGGAAGCGACATCAACTCAAACGGCGGCTTCTGATACTAAGTCTGATGAACAAAAGATATATAAACTGGGTGAAGAAGGTGCTTCGGGAAATTTGGTTATGAAAGTATTAGGCGTACAAGAGACAAATACAATAGAGGGTGGAGACAGCTCCCAGACAAAAACCACAACCCAAAAGTATATTGTGGTTAAACTACAGCTTACAAATAAAGCTCAAGCAGCAATCCAATATTCTTATGATGATTTTGTACTGGGCGATTCCAAAACAAAAACGCAATACAAAGCAAATACAGATGCAGGCGCGGCGGCTAATAATAAAGAGACTATATACAAAGAAAACAATGAGTTTGTGGGCGAACTTGATGACATCAACCCTAACACACCAAAGCAGACTTACATTGTGTTTGAAGTACCTAAAGATTTTAGCCTGCAAAATGCAGTGCTTATAAATACAAAAAATGGCAAGACAACAGGGTTTTATTTAAAATAAAAAAATAAACAGTATTTTAAAGTCCTAGAAATAGGGCTTTTTATTTTGCCTAAAAATTATTAAGAAAGGAGGCAGTTATATGGCAGAAGGCGAAAGTATTGGTTCTTTGGCGGTACGTGTTGCCCTGGATGACTCCAGCTTTACAAAGGGGATGCAAAACTTAAAGAGAAGCTTGGGCGTAATAGACAGCGGGTTCAAGTCTAGCATTGCCGGCGTGAAAGACTGGGGCAAAAGTTTGGATAACTTAAAGAACAATGCCCAGGCTCTCGGTGACAAAATTGAAGTACAGAGGAAAATTGTTCATAGCTATTCAGAACAAATTGGAAAATTGCGAACAACTTTGGATAAGAATGGGCAGGCTATGAATACCCTCCGTACCAGGGTTGAAAATACCAGACGGGCATATGAACAATCCAAAGCGACGTTTGGGGAGAATGACGAACAAACCAAAAAGCTAAAAACTGACCTTAATAATCTAACCAGGGAATACGAGAGCAGTGAAAAGGCTGTTCTGAACAACGACAGAAGCATAAAAAACTATACTACCCAGATGAATAATGCCCAGGGGAAGCTAAAAGGTTTTGAAAACCAGTTAGACGAAACCAATAAAAAAATTGCTAATTTTAAACTGGCTTCTCTAAGCACTTCCTTAAAAGAAAGTGGAGAAAAATTTAAAACCGTAGGAGATACTGCAAGTAAAGCCGGGGACAGTATTCTAACGCTCTCCGCCCCTCTTGTTGGAATAGGAGTGGCGGCGGGCAAGGTTGGAATAAGCTTTGAAAACTCCATGAGCCAAGCCGCGGGGGCACTAAACAAGCCTATGAGTTCTATGGGGAGTTTGAGAAGTTTGGCGTTGAAACTAGGAGCAGATACCCAGTTCTCCGCAACCGAAATGGCACAAGCCATGACAGAGCTCGCAAAAGGTGGTTTGAGTGAAGCTCAAATCAAAATGGGTGCCTTGGATGCGACGCAGAAACTGGCAGCGTCCTCTGGTATGCAGTTGGGAGATGCGGCAAATACCATTGTTCGAGCTATGGGTGCATTTGGATTATCCGCAGGACAGGCGAGCGAAGCAACTAACGCACTGGCAGGAGCGGCGGCGGCATCTTCCACAGATGTTGAACCACTAACAGAGGCGCTACAACAATGCTCTGCCGGGGCTCATTTAGTCGGTTGGTCTATCCAGGATACGACGGCCGTGCTCGGCGCTTTTGCGGATGCCGGGATTGCCGGGTCCGATGCCGGTACATCCCTAAAAACTATGTTGCAAAGACTTACTGCGCCAACAGGAGATGCGGCCAAGAAGATGCAGGAACTTGGCATAAATGTACGAGACGATAATGGACACCTAAAGGATGCGGCAGGGGTTGCGCAAGAATTGCAAACTCATATGAAGGGTCTTTCTGATGCAGAAAGAGACCGGGCAATGAATACAATATTCGGAAGTGATGCAACTAGAGCGGCAAGCATAATGATGGGATATGGTGCGGCTGGCATAGAGAAATACACCAAGGCCACCAATGACCAGACAGTAGGCGGCAGGTTGGCGCAAAGCCAGATGAGTGAAACCCAGAGGGCTGTCGAGCAAATGAAGGGCTCTTTTGAAACTGCGGCTATAAAACTGGAAACCAGTTTTGCACCTACCATAAAAGCCGTTGCGGATGATGTCGGGAAACTTGCAGATGCCTTCGGGAATTTAAGTCCAGGCACGCAAAAAATGATAGTTGAAATGGGAGGTATTGCTCTAGCTTCTGGTGTTGTATTAAAAGGCCTAGGGGGAGTATCTAAGGGCTTGGGCAGTATCCTTGATTTGGCGGGCAGATTTACAGGCAAGGCGGCCGCGGCAGGAGCGGCATCCAAGGTAGCGGAAGCAGGAATAAAAGGAGTTGGAGCGGCAACAGCGGGAACAGCGGCGGCAACGGCGGGAGCAACAACTGCGGCTGGCGGATTTGCGGCAAGTTTAGGGACCGCGGCACTGGCGGCAGGCCCTTATGTACTCGCTATCGGTGGGGCTGTGGGTGCAGGAGGTGCAATACACCACGCACTTACACAGCAGGCAATACCTGCGGTCGATTTATTTGCGGACAAAACTACCAAGTCGAGCAAAATTGTAGCTGATAGCTATGGAAATATGACACAGCAGGTTACAACGCATACCACAAAGATAAGCGCCGAGACTAAAAAAGCTGTAGGTGCTTATATTACAATGGATGACGGAGTTAGAAAAGCACTGACTAATCTGTATGTAAATGGCAATACGATAACAAATAAAACTGCGACCAGCATGGTGGGAAAATACAAGCAGATGGGAACCCAGATTAAAACTGGGATGGACCAACACTATAATTCTGAATATACAACAATGAAGCAATTCTTCCAAAAGTCCTCTGCCTTGAATACCACCCAGGAACAACAGGCATTGCAGAAGCTGACAACTAACAACAATGCCAAGAAGGCACGTATAAATTCATATACACAGCAGATACAGGCAATTTTCCAGAGAGCTGCAAGCCAGCACAGGTCCTTAACCGCACAGGAACAACAACAGGTTAATTCCCTCCAAGACAAAATGCGAGTAAATGCTGTGAATTCCCTCTCTACAAATGAAGTCCAAGCAAAAGTAATACTGCAAAGGATGAAGGACTATGGTACTAATATAACTGCCCAGCAGGCAAGTTCCATAATTAAAAATGCCAATAGGCAGAGGGATGGGGTTATATCGGCGGCAAATGCACAGTACAATAAAACTGTGTCGGCCATAATAAGAGCCAGGGATGAAAGCCACAGCATAACAGCAGACCAGGCGAATAAGCTCATAGCGGATGCCAAGAGACAACGCGATGGAACTGTGAACCACGCAGAGAATATGAGGAACCAGGTTGTAAGTAAGGTTTCCAAAATGAACTCCGATACTTCCAAAAATGTAGATACAACTACGGGGAATATCTTAACTCGCTGGGATAAAATTAAAAAATTTTGGGAGAACTGGCATCCAGTTAAAAAGGTGTTTAGTTTCTTTGAAAGTTTTGGGGGCAACACCAAAGGTAAGGCGGCAAATGCCCAGGGCGGTTACGCACAAGGCACCCTGGATGCAACACGAGGGTGGCACTGGGTAGGTGAAAAAGGCCCGGAACTTTTATATTTCTCTGGCGGTGAATCTGTAATTGACAGTGAGCAAAGCAATAAAGTCGCCAAAGAAATAAGTAAGGGGTACGACGATAGCCAGAAAACCGCGGCGGAAGACCTAGAGAACTCTGAGAAGTTTGGACAAAATATGAATATATCCCTGGCTAAAGGATTAACTGAAACCCAAGACAAAGTAACAACTCCAGTAAATGCCCTGAATACCAACAATAAAAAGATAATGGATGCGGCAGTACAAACATATATGACGCATGGCCAGAACATGGATAAGAATTTGGGCACTGCTATAACGGGCAATGCAGAACTTGTGTCCAACGCTACAAGCGGAGTAACAAATAATAACAATAATCTACTAAATGTCTTTTCTACTAACGCAGTAAATTATGGAGTTAAGGCGGACACAACCCTTGCAAGTGGCATAACCAGCACGTCCCCGACTGTAACGGCGTCCATAAACAACGTAATAGCCTCCATGAGAAACGCCCTCCAGTCTTTCGCAAGTAGTTGTGTATCCATAGGCCAAAGTATAGGCGACTCCATAGCACAAGGAATGAAGAACTCCGAAAAGAACGCCACAGATATGGCAAAACAACTGGCGCAGAAAATAATAGCTGCATTTCAGGGCCCAGAAGGATTTGACGTGAACAGCCCTTCCAGAAAGACGACCTGGATGGGCGAGATGCTTGGTGAAGGTGCCATAAAAGGGTGGACAAATAGCCAGGTATTAGCCTTCTTTAAGAACGAAGTTGGCAATATAACCAGCGTTATGCAGGGCAGTACTAAGCAAGTAGCTGGGTGGTTGTCCGCGGCACTCGCAATAACAGGCCAGCCGTTGAGTGCACTTCCGGCTCTTGAACAAATAGCTATGCACGAAAGCGGCGGCAATCCATTGGCTGTAAACAACTGGGATATAAACGCCCAGAGAGGAGACCCTTCCAAGGGATTAATGCAGATAATCGGTTCTAATTTTGCCAAATACCACCTGCCCGGTTTGGATAATATATATAATCCAATAGCTAATGCGGCGGCGGCAATACGATATATGTTGGACAGATACGGCAGTATATGGAACGTTCCTGGTGTTAGGTCCATAATGAGCGGTGGCGGATATATGCCATATGCAAGCGGCACAAATAGTGCTCTTCCAGGGTGGCAGTTAAAAGGCGAACATGGGCCTGAACTTGAGTATTCCCCGAATGGTGGGGAAACTATACTGAGCAACAAAGATACAACAAATTTGTTGAGCGTCCCCAGCATGATACAAAACTTAGGAAAACAACTTGAAGCGACAAGTAATAATATTGCAAGTGCTATAAACAAGGCAATGTCTTCCTCGGCGGGTTTGAATAAAACACAGCAAATAAGTAACGCATATCCCGTAAATAATATTGGTAATAGTCAAGCAAAAATTATCATAGGTGATGGAGATTTAAATATAACACTTACAACACTGGATGGAAAAGTATTAGCCAAACAAGTATTACCATGGGTAGATATATTCCAAGGGAAGAACTTAAGAAAGAAAAAGAAAGGAGTGTCAGTCTAATGTCACAGCCACAAATAGAATTTAATGGTAGAAAATCTTATGATGATTTTGGATTGATACTTAATTATTTCAAGCCGCAACCGCCAGCGCCCAACATAGTAAAAATAGAAGTACCCTTTATGAATGGCAGTTATGATTTTTCAACTATTGGGAGTTTTGGGGAAATGACATACCAGAACAGAAAACTAGAATGTTCATTCCAGTTTAAAAGTGTATACAGAGAAGAGGCGTTTGTACGTTTTAGTGAAATTCTGAAATGGCTGATGGAACCAAACAAACAAAAGTTAATTTATAGTAATGATTTTACTTTCTATTACATGGCAGGCGTTGAAGATGCGCCTGATTTTGATGATACATTTAGGTTTGGAACTTTGAAGATAGATTTTATAGCGTATCCATTTAAATATTCCATAGATGAATTCGGGGATGATATTTGGGATGACTTTTGTTTCTTGACCGATTATACAGTCTATACTAATACATTTGATATAAATGGAGATACGCCGGTAGTTATTTATAACAATGGAAGAAATATAACCCCTGTTATAAATTGTAGTACGGTCATGACCGTGACATTTAACAACAAAACTTATAGCTTAGTTGCAGGTGACAATAATGTTTACGGATTAAGGCTAAAAAATGGAGAAAATGATTTGGCTATAACAGGTAATGGAACCATACAGGTTAAATTTAGGCCAGAAAAATTATAAAGGAGGATGCGAAGTTGTATAAAGTTGTTGTATATAATGGTTCTAATGAAACGATAATACACTTTCCAAACCCAGATAAATCTGTTCCACATCTAAAAGAATTGAAGTTGCAAGAAGAAGAAAGTGCAATATATAAATTGGATTTTCCTATATACCCCGACAATCCAGGGTACAATCTTTTAAAAGAAATTACAACTTATATAGATGTAATTGATGTAAGGGATGGTTCCATAAGGTTTACTGGGCGTATTTCTAATGTGGCGTCTAGCATGGACAGCACAAGTTTATACAAACAGATTGAATGTGAGAGTGCTCTGACCTATTTAAATGACACTAAAACGAGAAATGAGGCTCTCTTGGGTGACCTACCCGCTAGGTTGCAAATTATATTGGATAAACACAATTCTAAAGTTGAGACTGCCAAGCAAATACATCTAGGGACGGTAACTGTTTCTGATGATACGGCTTATCAATGCGATTATAAATCATGTCTTGAGACTATAACTGATATGAAATCTAAAAATAATATTGGTGGCAATATAAGAGTAAGGAAAGAAAATGGGCTTCTATATCTGGATTGGTTGGAGGATTTTACTTCTAAGGTTATAGAGTTACAGCTAGGAAAAAACATACAAAAGATGGTCTTAGATAAAGACATGGATAGCTTTGGCACTAGAATAATTCCTCTTGGAGCTAACAATTTAACTATAGAATCCGTGAATGGTGGTCTTGACTATATCGAAGATGAAACAGCTAAAAATCTATATGGAGTTATAGAAATGACGGCTGAGTATTCTAATATAACAGATGCGCAGGAATTATATGACATATGTATGTCTGATTTAAATAAATATACCCAGCCAGCACTAACTCTGGCATCCACAGCAAATGATTTGAGTTTTATAACTGGAGAAAAAACAGAGGAATTTGAGTTAGACGCAGCTCTACATATCGTAAACCCTCTTATGGGCATTGATGCAAATTATAAGATAGTTCAATTGAGTTTAGATTTATTACAGCCATATAATCCAGATGTAGTCATATCGAGTACCTATAAAACATCTACGGATGTTATAAATGATGCCAGAAATAGCAGTATAAACAATGATAGTGTCCATAATGGCGTACAGGTTGGAGATAGTTTTGGTATAAGAGTATCAAGCAGTGACGGGAAAATAATAATAACTATAAATGCACTAGAAGGTATTTCTATAGAAGATATAGTTAACAATATCAAAAAGTTTTTTATAGACACTGACGGAAACCTTACTATGGATGGCATTCAAAAGATAACTAAAAATGGCAAGTTGATAATAGCAAGCACTTTCAATGCCAACGGCGGTCTTAGCGAGATATATGACAATGATGGCAATTTGAACGTGAAGGCAGGTTCCGAAAAAGGTACTCCTGACAATAATGGAGGTACACTAATCCTCTATAATGACGGGGAGGATAAGCCGAGAGTAGAGCTTGGAATTGCCAAAAATGGAGACTTTGGGGCTCTTAATTTAAAAGATAGCTCCGGAGCAGTGAAAATGTTGGCCTATGCGGATGATGGCTCTGGAAATGGTACAGTTAGGATACGAGATGCTGACGGGGTTTTGCAGGAATTGGCTACAAAAAAATATGTAGATGAACAAATAAACGGAAGTACGGGAGGTGGTGCATAATGGCAGATATAGCACAAAAAATAACCTCAATAAGAGAAGCCATACACGGTAAAGAAGTAAGAGAGTCTTTGGCTAGTGGGCTTGAAGCTATAAATGGAGAAGCGGAGTACACTACAGCAAGACAAAACCAGGTTGAACAGGATTTTTCTAATATAAAAACGGGAGAAGAAAACAGAGCCGCAGCTGAGGACATTAGAATAGCAAACGAAGAAATCAGGCAAACAAATGAAACTGCTAGAGTGAAAGCCGAGAACACTAGGCTAGCCAATGAAACAATCCGAGAAAAAATAATAAATAATTTTAAATCCTTTGGAGATTATTCTCCGGATACCACATACAACCAATACAATACCGTAACACACAATTATAGTACCTATATGTGTATAGCAGATGGAACAAAGGGAATAGAACCAACTCAAACAGAGAATTGGATTGTGCTTGCTATAAAAGGACAAGATGGCACCGGTGGAGATATGTTCAAGCTTTATTACGATTCTAATGGAGATAATAAAGTAAATGAGGCTGATAGTGCAGATGGTATAAAACATATACCCGTAGATATAAGCAATATTGATTCCAATTATGTTCTTAAATATGACAAAACTAAGAATGTACTTAAGGCAGTCCCCGAAGATTATGTAATAGACAATACTCCGCCAGGGACGGTAAGTAATTTTATGGTATTAATAGGAAATGCAAAGCTAAGTTTATCCTGGGCCAATCCATCTGATGCGGATTTTGCGGGGGTGAAAGTAATAAGAAAAGAAGGCGGTTATCCGGAATTTATTACAGACGGAGCACAGGTGTATGATGGTACTGACACTTCTTACGTAGATGAGGGGCTGACCAATGACACCACATACTACTATAGAGCATTTACTTATGATACAAGCCAAAATTACAATGATGCCATGGTGGGACAACAGGTATCCGGAACGCCAAAATTAAATGCTGGTATCACTCCACCGGGACCTATAACAAGTTTTGTGGCTGATGCTGGGAATGCAAAAGTTGATTTGTCTTGGGCTAACCCGACGGATGAAGATTTTGTGGGGGTGAAGATACGTAGGCAAACAGTAGGGTACCCAACCACGATAGATGATGGAATTGAGGTATATAACGGTTCTGCAACTTCTTTTGAAGATACTACAGTAGAGAATGGCACCACATACTACTACAGGGCATTTCCATATGATACTGCTGGAAACTATAATACAACTACAGAAGGGCAGCAAATATCGGCAAAGCCGGTAGGCTACAAGGTATACGGTGTTAGGATAGATACTACAAACAGTAATCCGGAGACGGCAGTAACATATACGGATGATGCTGTAAATATGTCTGGTGGTAGTGCAGACTGGGATAGCATGGCAATATTCAAGGATATAAAGCCTTGTGTGCTTAAAAATGGTGTTGTTCAGTATTATTTGAATCCAAATGATTTTACCAAGAAGGCTGATGGAAGTGCTGCTGACATAACGTCAGGTAATGATGGGGATGTAATGATTGAGATTCCAAAGACAGGATTCAAGATTGCTACAAGCGGAAACACTTTAACAATTAAAGTGACTGATAACCCCAATGCTGGTTCTGATGGCTTCAAATACTATGCCCATACAAGAAGCACTGAAGGGGATAGAGAAAAACTTTATATTGGGGCTTATCTTGGTTATAGTGCTTCAAATAAATTGCGTTCTCTTAGTGGAAAAACACCTTATGCGGGTGGAACTGCCCCTGCGGGAACAATCGGAACTTGCAGAACTTTAGCACAGGCAAATGGTACTGGTTATGACCAAGTTTCATTCTTTCCGCTTACCCTGCTGCAATGTTTATTCCTGATTAAGTATAAGAACAGGGATTCCCAAACTGCTTTGGGGCGGGGTTATGTGGATGGAAACAGTGCTTCCATTGCTACTGGTGGAACTAACACAAAGGGAATGTTCTTTGGCGAAACCACAGGAAAGCAGCAAATGAAGTTCCTGGGCATTGAAGATATGTGGGGCAACCTTCGCTGGTGGATTGATGGCTTGTTCAGTGATGCAAGTAGAAACATCTTTACTGCCTTTGATAATTTTAATGATACTGGAAGCGGATATACGAGCAGAGGACAAGGGGCAACCACTGATATTGGAAACTATATGAGCAAGCCCCAAGGCACAAGCGAAACAGGATTTGTTGCAAAAGAAGTAAACGGTTCTGCAACTACCTATTTTACGGATAGCGCTTATTTGTACGCTTCCCGCTTGCCTAGTTCCGGTGGTGATTGGAATAATGCTGATGATGCAGGTGTTTTCTATCTTAATGTGAATTATTCTACTTCGTATTCTAATGCGGATTTGGGCGGTCGGCTGATGTATTTGTAAAAATTTAATATGGGCAACTATCAAGGGTGGAAACACAAGAAGTAACAGATAACACTAATTTGAACACTTCCCACTTACCTAATTTCAGTGGTTATTGGATTAATGCTGATGATGCGGGTGTTTTCTATCTTAATGTGAATTATTCTACTTCGAATTCGAATTCGAACATTGGCACGCACTAAATGTTTTAAAAACAATGTGCCTTGGTTGCCCTGCCTCTTGGCAAAACATAACAATCATTTAAGCTGTATTGGTAATCCAAATTGGGTGAAGGTTCGGCATTAAAAAACATCAATGGTATAGCAGAGGTGTTTTCATGAAAAAGATATGGTAATTTATATTCCAAAATCTATGACATGGAAAACCTGAAGCTGGCCCATAAAAACGCAAGAAAAGATAAGTTATTTTATAAAGAAGTGCAGATGGTTGATGCAAACCCTGATTATTACCTTGGAATCATTCAAGATATGCTGATGAACAAAACATATAAGGTCAGTGAATATGATGTTTCAGTTATCAATGACAAAGGAAAAGACAGGGAACTTTGCAAACTTCCATATTTTCCTGACAACACAAAAATTAAAGGAAAGAAGGTTGCATGAACATGAAGGATATGGGAATTGTGTTTGGAAGTGCTGAACAGGCAGTTCCTTTGGTTATTGGAAAAGATACTGTATATGTTCATACTAATATTCATACTGTAGATATAAATAACTTAGATGGTTCAACATATCAAGAATATGAATATGACGAAATTCAATATGGCAAAGATGAATATATAGCCTACCTTAACAACCAATTGCTACAGGTACAGGACTATATAGTTACACAGCAATACAATAATTTGATAGGGAGTGTATAAAAATGTTATATAATTTATTAAACAATCTTATTACCGCTGGGAAATTTACAAAAGATGATATGACAAATAAGCTAAATGTATTTTTTACTTTTAACCAAGTTACACAGGAACAGTACCAGGAACTTTTAACAAAGGTAGATCCAACAGCTACGGGAACACCAGCACAATAGAATACAGGGCAAAATAGGAGCTAGAGATAGCTTTTTTATTTTGCCCTAAAACAGGAGGTAGAACATGAATGATATTGGTATAGCTTTAGTTTGTACCATAGTCGGTGCTGTATGCACTGTACTTGGTACTATAATAGGATTTAAAACATTCAAGGAAACCAATGAAAAAAATCTAAAAACTGAACTGAAAGAAGATACTGAAAAAGATACACAAGTAGGAATGCGTCTAAATTATATCAGTAATGGTATAGATGATATTAAGCTAGAAATTAAAGACCAAAATAGAAAAATATCCAGCATTATAGAGAGGGTGGCCAAGGTGGAGGAATCCGCAAAATCCGCCCATAAAAGGCTGGATGCTATAGAAAAGGAGGAAAATTAAATGATAATTACTTATGACTTTGGGCATGGAACCGGACAAGACAGAGGCGCATCTGGCTACAGGAATGAGGAACATGACTGTAGAGAATATGGAGCACTTGTAATACAAAAGTTAAGAAAATTAGGTCATACTTGTTATGATTGCACACCAGCTGCTAGTCCGGCTTTAACTCTAGGGCAGTCTTTAGCCTATAGAGTGAACAAAGCTAATTCTATAGGTTCACAACTCCACTTGTGCATGCATGTTAATGCCTTTAAAACGGATGCCGCCACAGGGTGCGAAGTAGAATATGCAAGTGCTGCGGGGCAGGTATATGCATCAAAGGTATCGGCAGAGATATCTACAGCTTTAGGACTAACAAATAGGGGGGCCAAGAGCCAACCCGGGTTATACGTACTTAAATACACAAACATGGTGGCAATTCTGATTGAGCCATTTTTCTGCGATAACAAGAACGATTGTTCAAAATATAATGCTGAGAAACTTGCGACAGCTATAGTAAAGGGGATTACAGGCCAGACAGTGTCTAACGGGGCACAGGCGGTAT